GCTGCAACATCTTTGTTAGCCAGAAGCATTATTGAGCATGGGTATATTGTAAGAACCAAACGCTCAAGCATGGGTAAGTTGGATTCCTTCAGACCTTTTGCAGCAGCAGTGGAGAATGGAAACGTTTCTCTGGTTAAAGGATGTGCTACAGACCTATGGAATAAAGTATATAACGATAATGACTTCTTCCACAAAGAGCTTGAAGCCTTTGATGGCAAGAGAAGAGGCGGGCAACACCATGACGATGAGATAACACTAGGTCGTCAATAAACTGGCTGAATTCGGTGGACAACTCTAGTAGAATTATTAGAGTCAATACCGAGCCAAGCCTCACAACAGTGAGGAAGGTTTAGAGACTATTATGTAGGGTCAAGTGACTCGAAGCGGCCAGCAATCACTTAGGTGGTTGAAGATATAGTCCAATCTGCATGGCGACATGCAGCAATCTCAAAATAGTCTAAATTCTGCGGTAATTAATAGTAAAATAGGGGAAAGACTAAAGGAGATTGGGCGTAGCCTAACGAACTACGTTTAATACAAATGATGGTGGACTGCTGTTCATTAGCATTTTCAACACTGGCACAAAGAGTGCATATTCCCAGCTTCATTGGTGGCCTGTCCTCAGCAGATTTGAGACAGCCCAATCCTTTCAGAAGCAGTGCCCTCTAAATTAAAAGGAGAAAGAGTTGGCTGAAAATACAGACGATACGCTCTCCTCTGGAACGGAGGGGGTGTCTCTTACTAAGGGGGACAATGAAATCCCCCCTCTTGCTTTAGGAGAGAAAGGCTTCATTGGGTTGAAAGTCCTTGGGGGACAAATCCTTGAGGAATGCCAACATGAATTGATGTGGCCACAATGTATTGATACATACAAGAAGATGGCTAAAGATGGGACTATTGCTCCCGCTCTTGAACTTGTGGAAATGATGATTTCAAGAGTTCCTTGGCATGTGACAATCCCTGAAGGATATGAAGAAGAGCTTGCGGAGAAGGCTGAATTCTTACGTCAAAACATGAGGGACATGGAGCATAGCTGGAATGATTTTATTAAACAAGCTCTATCATTCCATAGATATGGGTTCTGTGTCAATGAGAAAGTATATAGATACAGACGTAAGGATAAGGGTAGTAAATACAATGATGGTCTAATTGGCATCAAGAAGCTCCCCATCCGTTCTCAAGACACCATTACGGACTGGGTGTTCAAGAATAAGGGAAGAGAGCTTGCTGGACTACATCAAGAAGTGTATGTTCCTACAAACTCTCTCAGAGGACAAAATGCCACATCTCTGTATGTAAAAGATTCCTATACAAGACAAGAAAAATATATTCCAAGGAAGAAATTCCTATTGTTCAGAAACAATCCTCTGAAGGATAGCCCCATTGGAATGAGTTGTCTGAATGGCGCATGGCAGGCTTGGTAGTATAAACAGTCTTATCAGGAAGCTGAAGCGTTGGCGGTTAATTAGTAGCCGCACTTGCCAGTAACGGTAAGTTAAAAATTCATCTAATTGCTGGAAAGCCTGCAAAGGTGATCAGCAGCGAAGGTAATGGTGAAACAAGATACATAACAAATAGAGTCTACCCAAGAATTCAGTATTTTGTTTTAATTACAACGTCCAACGACTATCCCGAAAGGGAGTAGACTACAAGCTATTGGTAGTTGAAACGGTGAAACCCCTAACGACAAAGACGAGGGGTAAGATATAGTCTGGTCTACAAGGAGACTTGTAGCAGCTCTTAGAGAGCGGGGAGAGGGTAGCGACCTCTCCTGAACATAAACGAGCGCATGATAGCAACGGCTTTAAAGTGCTATACCTCCCACCCCAATATATGGCAGAAGATGCCACCCCTGAGAACAAAGCTGTATACGAGCATTATAAGTCTATGCTTATGGCAGCCAGTAGGGGGGAGCTTACATCTTTCATTCTTCCACTGATTATGGATGGGGAAGGCAATGAGATGTTTAAGTTTGATATCAAGTCTGTCACAGGAAACAAGACATACGATATCAATACCATCATTGGAAGGTATGCTAACGAAATCCTCACCAGCTTGTTCGCTGACTTCCTTACATTGGGAAGTGAAGGGGGCGGCAGCTACAGTCTTGCAGAATCCAAAGTAAGCATTGTTGAAATGGCTATTCAAGCCAAACTGGACGAGCTTCAGGATCAAATCAATCATGACCTTGTGAAGCAACTGTTTGAGCTGAACGGGTGGGATACAGATGTGATGCCCGAAATTAGGTATGGTCAGATCACTAAGCCCAGTCTCGATGAAGTGAGTAAGTGGGTTCAGAGAGTGTCTGCTACAGGCAATCTTCCCAAGAATAGGGAAACTCTTAATTGGATTCTCTCTACTGCTGACATCCCTTACAGAATTCCTAAGAGCATGTCCGAGGAAGAAATAAAAGATATGCTTTCTGATGACACCAGTAGAAGTGGGGACGGTATGACCTCTGGTTTAGGTAGTGGTGTAGGAGATGTCACTGGGGGCGAAGGAGATAGTTCTGTAGGGAATGTGGAAAATGCTTGAGGAATTAAAACAACAAGGGAGGAAGTATGGCCCATGAATTAACAAGAATTAGGAGTAGACTATTAAACACTCCTTTATTGGTGGAAGCTAAGACATTTGAAGGGGTGATGGAGTACCTTGATAAAAGAGTTCAGGGTGGTGTAGCTGTCCAACCCAATCTTGACAAAGACTCATCTGAAAGAGAGTTTCAGGGATTGGGGACAATAGCATATCCGGAGCAAAGTCTTGGTCTTATCCGAATCGAAGGCCCGCTGACAAATAAAACTACAGGATGGGAAGCTCTTTGTGGTGGTGTAAGCTACGAAAGTATTAAAGAGGATTTCCACACCCTTCTTGACAAGGGGGTGAAGACGGTAGGTTTTGTTGTTGATAGTGGAGGTGGGGAAGCCTACGGACTGTTTGATACAGGAAACTATCTTAGAAAGATTGCTGATGAAAATGATGTAAAAATTATTTCCTATGGAGATGGACTATCAGCTTCGGCAGCCTACGGACTTACTGCTATTTCAGATGAAGTAATTGTAAATTATTACAGTGAAGTGGGAAGTATTGGTGTTCTCGTAAGGTTGATCAATGATAGTAAACGTCTTGAGAAAGACGGTTTTGAGAGAACTTTCATTACGGCAGGGGACGAAAAGATTCCCTTCAATGAAGAAGGGGGCTGGAGAGAAGGATTTATAGAAGACCTCCAGTATAAAGTAGATTCCCTCTACAGAGAATTCACAGAATACGTTTCAGAACATCGTAACGTTTCTGTTGAATCGGTTAGGCAAACCCAAGCTAAAACATTCATGGCAAAGGAAGCCATTGACTTGGGCCTAGCTGACCGAGTGATGACTCTTGAAGAGTTTTATTCATATTTGTCGAGCAAAGCCCGAGACAATAAAAATGGAAGCAGTATGAACATTAATAGATATATCAAATTTAATAAAGAGGATGTAAAAACCATGGAACTTTCTGATATTCAGTCAGAGCTTGCGCAGAAAGTGGAGCAGCTTGAGGAAGCCAACGCTTCTGTAGCACAACTCACTTCACAACTCTCTGAGATGACAGCCAACTACCAAACTCTCGTCTCTGAGATGGAAGCTAAAGAATCTGAGCTTAAAGATGTGCAAGCATCTTTGGCTAAGATGAAAGAAGAGAAAGAAGAAGCTAAAGCAACTCTTCGTAAAAGCAAACTCTCTGCTGTTGTAGCAGAGGATCAAGTAGAGGGCATCTATGCCTCTCTGGCTTCACTTGACGATGAAGCATTTGATACCGTGCTGGCGGGTTTCGCTGCACAGTCTAAAGCAGTTCAGGAATCTGAGCTGATGCAGGAAATGGGCAGCTCTTTCTCTAAGTCTGATGAAAAAGAAGATAAAGAAGAGCTTTCCACCACCGATAAAGTTATCCTTGAACGAATCAAACAATAAGGAAATATAATTATGCCTTTCATTCCCGCCACTAATGTAGTACGTCTGTCCGATCTCGTAGTCCATGAGCTTGATCCTGCTGTTGGCTATAGCCGCCGTGACATCAATATCACTGCTGCAACCGAAGCCACTCTTGGCATGGTCGTAGCCCGTGAGATTACTTCCGATCTGGAAGCTCCTTACGCCCCCGTAACTGATGCAGCCCAACTGGTTGACACCAACGAGTTTGCTGTTGTCTTTGGCGATGAGTTCAGCTTTAACCCTAGCTTCACTGCACGAGCCATTGTAGCTGGTCAATATAATGCTGTTGGTTTTGTTGGTACTTCAGGTGCCCTGCAACTCAAAGAATACTACATCAAGAAGTACATTGTAGATGACGCAGAACTCACTGAAGCCAACTACGAAACCCTGAAGGGACTTCTGGAAGCCCAAGGCATCCAGATCCTGAAGACTGTTTAATCATACTGATAAAAGGAAAATAAATACAATGGCAATTGTTATCAATCCGGCACAACCGGGTAAAGTAGTAGATCGCACTGACTCCCTTCTGCGTATCCCCAACACTGTTGGTATTACTAACGCTCTTGGTCTTTTCACTGAAGACCCGCGTTCACAGAAGAACATTGAGATTGTCCGAACCACCACCCGTAGTCACCTGCTGGAAGACCGTAACTGGGATGAGCGCAACCAGACTATTGCTGGCCGTGAGTCTGACAGCCTTCTGCTGAAGATTCCTCACTTCCCTGCTGACGACGCTATCACCCCGAATGATCTTGATGGCGTTTTGCAAGCGGGTAGTTTGGCTGAATCCGTAGAGCTGGAAACTGTAGCCTCTGTACGCGCCCAGAAGATGTTTGATCTTCGTGAAGCTCATGGCCTCACTCTTGAAGCGGCTCGTATGCAGCTCATCACTCAAGGAACTGTATATGCTCCTCGTGGCACTGTAGTTACCAACTACTATACCGAGTTTGGCATCACCCGAGTAGAAGAAGGCATCGACCTGTCCGCATCTACTGATCCCCGTACTGCTATCAACGACATTAAGAAAGCCTCTCGTGCTGGTCTGACAGGTGGTCAAGCTGGCCAAGTACGAACTTTTGTTGCTCTGGCTTCTGACAGCTTCTACAACGCCCTGCTACAGAATGCTTACGTCACTGACGCTCTGAAGTATGTTGACCAAGGTCAAGCTCTGTCTATCCTGCTGGGCAACGGTGGCAACGCTGTAAACGGTCTGGACGCTCGCTTTGAGTCTGTCACTCTGTTTGGCATCACTTGGATCAATGCTGGTGCTTCTGGTTATGAGGACGCTGATGGCAACTTCGTACCGTTTATCCCAGAGGGTGATGCTTACATCCTGCCTGTTGGTGTTCGTGATATGTTCAAAACCTATTACGCTCCTGCCAACCGTTTCAGTTCTGTAAACCGCCGTGCAGCCATGAGCTACTGGTTTGAATACCTGAACGAGAAGGATGACATCATTGAGATCATGACTGAGCAAAACTTCCTGAATGCCATGCTGCATCCGGGAGCTGTTGTTCGGGCTTTCCTCGACTCTTAAGTCTTAGGGGAGGAGGAGGATATTTATTCTCTTCCTCTTTCTCTAACCTCAATAGGAGAATGTAATGGAAGTAGATACAAGAGCGGGCTGGATTACCGCTGTGCAAGCAATTGCAAAGGAGATTGGTGAAGGTGGTGCCGAAGGTCCGCCGGGTCCAAAAGGTGACCCCGGCCCTAAGGGCGACCCCGGTGATCCGGGAGCACCCGGAGAGAAGGGAGACAAAGGCGATAAAGGCGATAAAGGCGACCCCGGAGAGAAGGGAGACAAAGGCGATCCGGGCGAGTCTGCCGAACAGATTGAAAACACCCCTGTCCCTGAAGACATTGAGGATATTGAAGGGGTGGTAAACTACCTGAAAGATTTGGTAGATGCAATGATTGATGCTGGTGTTATGTCTAATGGCGCTGGTGGAGAATAGTGAAAGGGGCAGTGTTCCTGCCCTCCTTTGAGGAGAGCTGAATGGCACTGACTGAAGAAGAAAAAATTAATAGAGTAAGGCTTTTAATTGGTGATGTGGAATCCAGCCCTTTCTACCCTCTTTACACTGATGGAGAGGTTGATGGGTTTTTGGATATGGCTGGAGGAGATGTATTTCAGGCAGCTAAACTCGCAGCTATTTCAGCAGCTTTCCAGTTTGCAGGAATAAATACAAGAGAGATAACAGGGGATATTGAAGTCTGGAACTCTCTTTCTACACAATACCTGAAAGCCCTTGACTACCTCATTACCAACCCCTCTCTTGGTATACCTTCTGGTCTTATCCCTTGGATGCACACTACAAGCATGTGTAACCTGACTTCAATTAAACTCTGTTCTGAAGAACCGGATGCATTCAGTCATTGTAGGACAGGCACCTGTTCCTCCAACCCTTGTGAGTGCAAGAGGAGGTAGGAATGGTAACTAAACCAAGGTTTCTTCTTACGGGAAAAGTCCCTATCACCATCTATAGAACAATAGGTGTTGGTGGCTATGTAAGAGGGGAGTGGAAAGACCCTGAAGCGGAAGAGATAGAAAGGGAAGTTAATATCCAACCTCTTCGCTACAAGGAAGTGATGCTCCTCCAAGATTCACAAAGAACGAGGCAGTGGTGGCAGCTCTACTGTTCAGAAGATTTGAGAATGGATCAAGAGGAAGGAATAAACCCCGATACTGGAGAGGTTATCGAAGGCTGGCAAGCTGATGAGTTTTATTGGCAAGGGTACAGATACAAGATAATGAAAGTCAAAAACTACTCTATGGGCGTGTTAGACCATTATTCAGCTCAAGCCGTAAGGGTGGAGATTACACCCAACTAAAGAGAATGAAGGTATGCCTAGAAGAGATGTTGTAGTAGACAAAAGAGTTTGGGAGAGGATGAAGAAGAATCTCCTTGTAGGGGCTAAGAAGTCTGCCCAAGTGGGTTGGTTTTCTGGCTCCCATCACTCTTCTGCTGAAGTTCCGATGGCTCAACTAGCTTCTTGGCTTGAGTTTGGTCACAGAAATGGGGGAATGTATGATGGAACTATAACACCCCCTCGACCTTTCATGAGAGCTGGGTTTATTGTCTATATGAAAAACAATCCAAAATTTGCTTCTCTTGTTCATACCAATATTATTTCTGTTATGACAGGGAAGAAAACTTGGTCCAAGATGTATAGCGATATTGCCCCCGAAATGGCTAAAGCCTTGAAGATGGTGATGGAGTCTTGGGATGACCCAAGGAACGGGCCTATTACAATCAGTCTTAAAGGGTTTGATAATCCTCTGATTGAATCTGAGGAATTAGTGAATAGTATCCAATGGAGAGTGAGGAATAGGGGAACCAAATAATGTCGGTGTATAGTAAAATAAGGGATGCCCTCTATGACGGAACGGTGGCTACATACAACACAACTCCTTACTCTCCTCCTGTCATCTTTTCTCTAGGTAAAAATGAGCCTTTAGAGAGTTATGTTGTTATCAACATCCTTACCATGGAGCAAACAGGTAGGGTGGTGGAAGATGTTTTAACAGATGGCAGGGATGAAACTCTTCCTCTTAAATCCCACTTCCAAAGCTTCTACGATGTTACTGTCCAGTTTACTTTCTATGGTAGTGAAAGTGGGAGCTTGTGTGAAACCTTTCACAGGTTGTTAACAAATTACAGTGAAGTGAGACAAAGCTGGTCATATTTAGGTTTAGCTCCCGTTTCAAAAACAGATATAAGGTTTAACCCACAAAGAAGGGACACTAAGTGGGAAGACTCCTTCAACTTCGATGTTAGGTTCTCTTATAGAGTGCATGATGTCAGAGAAGTGGAGTGGGTGGAACACATCACTATGACAGTAAATGGAGGGGAACAAAAGACAATACCCCCTATCCCTTCGCCTTAAAATATTTTAATAAATCAAATAATCGAGGATTATCAAATTGGCAGCAATTGATCGCTTAGTTGAGGTTTTTATTACTAAAAGCTCTCAACAAATAGACGTTACATCATTTAGCATCCCTCTCCTACTGACAGAGCATACAGAGTTCCCTGAACGTGTCCGCTCTTACGGCAGCCTTTCAAGTGTTGCAGAGGACTTTGGTGTTGGGTCTACTACATATACTATGGCACTGAGGGCTTTTGGACAACAATTGGTTTTCCCTGAAGTGCTTATTGGTCGTAAGGATGAAGACGAAACTTATGTAGAGGCTCTCCTAGCTATTCAGGAAGAGAACGACAACTTCATCGCCGTAGTTATTGACTCACATGACCCAGCAGATGTATTGGAAATGGCTTCCACTATTCAGGCTATGGACAAGGTGTTCTTCACTTCTTCTGATGATGAAGATATTAAGTCCCCTTCTGTAGACAATGATATTGGATCACAGCTTAGAGATGCCAGCTACGACCATACTGTCCTTATTTACTCCGCACAGGCCGATACACAATACCCAGAAGCAGCTTGGATTTATCAGCTCTTGGAAACTCCTGGCAGCAACACTTGGGCAATGAAACGCCTTAGCGGTGTTACAGTGGATCGGTTGAGTGATTCTGATGTTAATGCACTTGAAGGTAAGAATGTAAACTACTTCCGTCCTGTCAAGGGTGTGCCCATTATGATGACTGGCACCACCTCTGAAGGCACTTGGATTGATGAAGTTATCTTCGTTATGTGGTGGAAGGCTCGTGTTCAGGAAGCTATTTTCACAAGGATGATCCAGTCTCGAAAGATTCCTTACACCTCTATTGGTGCATCTTTGATTGAAGCTGAGATTAGGAATGTGAATGCTCTAGGCATTGCCAATGGCGGCATTGCAGACTCTCCCTCCCCTACAGTCATTTCTCCCAACGTGTTGGCTATCCCTGAGAGCCAACGAGCCTCAAGGGTTATGGGAGATTTCTTGGTTGATTTTAGGCTCAGCGGAGGTGTCCACCGCGTAAGTGCAGTCCGAGCCACAGTCAGCGTTTAATAATTGACAAACAGAGCACTCCCGAGTAAAATTACACGATTAATCAGAAAAGGAGTGCCACTTAATGTCAAAACCAAGTATATTTATAGGGGACAAGTTTGTTTCTAAAAACGGGCAAGTTTGTGAAGTAGTTGAGTACATCAACTCCAGTAAGGTGTTTGTTAGGTTCGAGAACGGTTATGTCGGGCCATATTCGGCGGGTAACTTAAGAAAGGGTGAGTTTAGTAATCCACTATTCCCGAATGTCTGTGGTATAGGTTACCTCGGCATCGGAGAGTTCAAGATTAGTGAGCGCGGTAAGAAAACCTATGCCTACAAGAAATGGAACCATATGATTGAAAGGTGTTATGGAAGCACCCAAGAGAGGTATGCCCCCACGTATGCAGGATGTTCTGTTGAACCGATCTGGCATAACTTCCAGAACTTCGCCGCTTGGATTAAAACTCAGAAAGGTTATGGGAAGAGTGGTTGGCACTTGGATAAGGATATCATCTGTCCCGGAAATAAAGTTTACGGACCAGAAAAATGTAGTCTTGTCCCAGCTGCTGTAAATACATTCTTTTCTAAGCCAAGAAGAGGTAATGACCTACCAGTAGGCGTAAATCGCTCGCTGAATAAATATACAGCAGAAGCTAGGTTCTTGAATAAAACTACCCACTTGGGGACGTTCTCTACACCAGATGATGCACACTCGGCGTTCTTACAATTCAAGAAATCTTCAACAGTGAAGCTTATTGAACTGTTTAGGGAAGATTTAGAACCGAAGATTTTGGAGGCGCTGACGTTTTATGCAAAAGAAGGTTTCCCTTATGAAAAGCTTTAAAATATTGACAATTTGTCAACTTCAAACAAAGGATTAGTAAATGTCTGCAAATCTGTTGTCTACTTACTCTCCCGAAGCAGTAAGTATTATTATTGGGAATGATCAGTTTAGTCATGTAGTGACTGGTGTTGCCGAAGAAACCTTCATCACCATCTCAAGGGAAACTCCCGCCACCCAGTTGGTTATTGGTGGTGATATGAGTGCTATGCGCATTCGTCGGCGGAACAGGTCTTCTACTATCACCATTACGTTGATGCAAGGAAGTAATTCCAACGATGTGTTTAGTCAAATCTTGAAGAATGACGAAGACGCAATGAACAACGACTGGTTGTTCCATGTAACCATTAAGGATGGTAGTGGGCGTTCTGTATTCTTCAGTCCTCAAGCTTATATCGCCAACATGCCTGACATTAGTTTTGGCACAGAAGGTGATAACAGGGATTGGGTGATACAGTGTATCGACCTTGATGCCCACGTAGGTGGTGGTGCCCTCCTTACACCGGAGAACTCTACCACTCTGGAAGATGTTGGTTATCCCGTTCCCCCCGGTTGGTTGACTTAATGTATAGGGGGCTTCGTGCCCCTATTTTTCTTTCTCTAAAGGAATAACAATGAATTTATGGACGTATAGCCCTGAAGAAGTAGTGGTCCTTGTTATGGGGGTTCCTTTGGAGGGTATGGAAGAAGAGGGGTTTGTCTCTATTAGGAGGGATTCTCCTCTCTTCACTTCTACCTCCACTACAGATGGAAGGGTGGTGAGGGCATACAAACCTAATGATATTTGGGAAATACGATTCAACCTCTTGCAAGCAAGCCCCTCTAATGGGTTTCTTAATAAGTTGATGCTTATTGACAGGCTTACAAAAAGAGGGAAGTTTCCTTTGATGATTAAGGATGGTATGGGAGGGACATTGGCATTCTCTACAAGTACATGGATAGAAGAGCCTCCAGAGGTGGTGTATGGGGTGGAGAATGAGGGAAGGGAGTGGGTGTTAAGGAGTGCAAACACTGTCATTAATATTGAGGGTAATGTAGGACAAACAGAGCTTGCAGCGGATGCCCTAAACACCATTATTGGAGCCATCCCCGGCTTATTGTGAGGAATGTAAATGAGCACTCTTACATACAGCCCTGATAAAGTATCCCTGATATTTGGTGGGTATCAGGTAGAAGGTTGGAATAAAATCACCATTGAAAGAAATACAGAATTTGTAAAACAGATTAGGGGGATAAGAGGAAAGAATTCTAAGGAAGTGGGCAGGGACACAAGCTGTACAATAGTGCTGTCCACACCACAAGCGATGGAAGTGAATACAATCCTCTCCTTAATCTTAAAGAATGAAGAAGAAACAAAGGGGAAAGTTAGGCTCGAAATATCCTTGAAAGACGACTCTGGTAAGTCTATATTCACATCTATAGAGTGTTATATAGGAGGGTGGCCCAAGGTGGAATACACCGACACACTTACAGACGTAGAATGGAAGTTTTTGTGTGACAGCTCGGAGTGGAATATTACAGGAAGTGAGGCTAACAGAAACTCTCTTGTGGATATGATAAATGGCTCTATTGGCCAATTGTTTAGTTAATGTTTAGGAGGAATTATGAGCGAAGAATTTAAAGAAATTAGTGTAGACGGCGAAGATTATATCCTGCGACTTATGCCTGCAATGGAAGGTTTGGACTTCATGACCCGAATGGAGAAAGAGGGCATGACCGGAGCCTTGATCTTTAAGGCAGTGAGGGATTGTGTTGCTATCGGTAGCACTACCTTTGATGAAAAGAAGTTTAACAACCACTTCAAAGGTAAATATGGCCATCTGATGAGAGTAGTTGAGAAGGTTGTTGAATTCAACTTCCCCGACCTATATCAGGGAAACGAACAAAGCGATTCAGAAGAAGAATAAAATCTGGATCGCCCTCACAAAACCCCAGACTAAAAATAATTGAAAAAGAGTTTAGCGGCAATTATGATGTAATGAGGGTGATATTCTCTACAGATAATCCCATAGAAACCTTGTACAACCTTCACTACAAGTATCCCACAAAGCTATTCTATGATTACATAGAGTATCTTGATGTTCATGAGGAACTTAAGTCTGTGGCTAAGAAGGAGAGCGAGGACAGGGCTAAGAAGGCAAAATAAGATAAGAGGGATAGTTGAAAGATGAAACCTGTAGCGGATTTTTACTCCTCGTTTGGGATCAATGTAAGAACAAACGACATAAGGAAAGTAGATAGATATCTTGGTTTAGTTGAAAGGAAAATGAGAAGGTTTCAAGAGAGGACATCTAAAAACCTCTCACTAAACTTCTCAAGGTTTTCCTTAAGCCAGAGCGCTCTTAGAGCTTCTTTGGGGGCGGCTCTTGATAGAGCGAGCAAGAGCGTCACTTTCGAGATTAGTCAGTTTGCCGTTAACGACAGGAACATGAAAGCAGCCCTTCTGCGGTCTTCTCGTAGGGTAGGAAGAGAAGTAGGACAGATGCAAGGTGGTATTAGAGGAACCACCACAATCGTCAACAACTACTCAGGAGGATTAGGAAGGCGTTCGGCAGGGATAATGGGAGACGGAAGAAACCTCCTCTATGCTGGTGGTGGTGCTGGTCTTATTGCAAGACAAGGTATTGGAGCTGTCCCCCTCATTGGCGGTGCTTATGGCCTCTCTCGTCTTAACAGAGCACACCAAGAAATCTTTGTAGCCCCCCTCACTACACAAGCTGTTGTTCAGGCCCAAGGGTATAGCGAACAGGCTGGTGTTGAGACGTTTGGTTGGCTCAAACAACAGGCTGATGGGATTGGCTTCTCCTATATGGATGCTGCCCCCGACTTCAACCAAATCTTGTCCAACGCACTGGGCGCTGGGTTGGATATTGAAGGAACTCAAGACATCTTTAAGGGGTTTAACGAATACCAAACAGCAATGGGTATCACCCCCTATAGACGCAAGCTTATCAACAACGCAATGAGCCAGATGTTGGGTAAGGGCACAGTTACTCAGGAAGAGTTGCGTAGGCAGATGTCTGAATCTCTTCCCGGCACAATGAGTATATTTGGTGAAGCTTTAGCCACCTTGACGGGAAGCGGTCTTACGGGACAAGCTGCTATTGAGGAGCTTTATAGGGCTGTAGAAGCTGGAGAAGTAGTTTCAGCAGAAATTCTTCCTATCGTAGCTGAGGTGATGTCCAGAAGGGCACAACCTAAGCTTGGTATTATGAAGAAGTCTTCTATTGCTGAGTCTGCAAGAGTGGTGAACGCTTGGCATGAACTCTTGACAAGATTCTCTGAGGCGGGGGGAGAGAAAGGGTTTGCCGCATTCTTCAGGGCAGCAGCAGAACAGCTTCCTCGCCTCACTCCTCTTGTAGAAGGGCTTGGAGCAGCGTTTTATAAGTTAGGAAATATTGTAGAGCCTGTCTTCAGAATGTTTGCCAACTACGTCCAAATCATCACTGACGTAAAAAGATCGTTTGATGAGATTGACCCCTCTATAGCCAAAGTGGCTGGAACACTTCTTCTCCTTACAACAAGGATAGGAAGGCTTATGTTACCATTCACAGCCTTCTACCTAATACTTGAAGACATAGCTGTAGGCTTGTCTGGTGGCATCTCCTACACCAATGATTTGTTCACCTTCCTAGATAGGTTTGTCTCTTATGATAAGAAGGTTCTTGGTTTAACTATGGCTGTCTTAACTCTCGTGGCTGCATTCAAGCTATTGAGGGGCATAGGGAGCATAGGGCTGCCGGGAGGAAAGGGAGACAATAAAGAGAAGGGAGGCAGAGGAAGAGGCAGAGGGCTGTTCGGGGGTTTGCTGTTAGGGGGATTGGCAAGGGGGGCGTGGTCACTTCTCTCAAACCCTTATGTATCTGTTCCCCTTGGTTTAGGGGGAGTTGGATACTGGGGATACAACACAGACGCCTTTCAGTCCACCCTTGTGTCTTCTCCAGACAAGTGGTTAAACCTGCTTGCTCATACAGCGGCAGGAGCGGTGGGGTATAAGGAACAGAGGGAGTATTGGAACAACATCTTTAGCTCATCTAGTAGAGGGGCTTTGGTGGGTAGTGATGTTGAGAATCTCTTTAGTTCCACCCAAAGAGGAAGAGAGTGGTTAACTTCTTACCTAGAGGGGGAATCTAAATTAAACCCAGATGGAACTGTGGGTAAGTGGGCACCTGATGAAAGAGAGCAAGCATTTGAAGAGTTGGCTACCAGAATCAATGAAGCTTATTCATCTTCTAGGATGATTAGGGAGGGAGAATACTCTGGACCTCTTTTGTGGTCAGGAGGAGACATAGCTTCCAGCATTCCTAATGGTCCCTCAAGTTATGTAGAGAATATAAACAATTCTTCTACAACGAACAGCCCCACTGTCACTAACGAGATTAACATCACTGCTGATGGTGTTGTTGATCCTGAAGGACTGAGGGGAATGATAGAAGGACTTATGCCAGAGCTTGAGTCAGTGACGGAAAGAGCCTTGCAGGGAATATTATCAACCACTCAAGATGCCTATGGAGGGTAGAGAATGTCTTTAGCTTTACAGTTTGGGGATGGTTCTTCCTCCGAAGAGATGAGTGCTCTTTATTACATAAACGTAGTTCAAAACTATGTTAAAGATACAAAGGGCACACTATCAAAGCATCCTCTTGACTCTGGAGTGAGGATAGGAGACCACTTCACGGCAGACAACATGACTTTCCAGATAAAGGGAGTCATCACCTCTGCCGATATCACCTTTGCAGCCTACACCACTTCTTTTAGTGCAACAGGGCAGAATAATTTACAACAAACTTCTCCTCCTATGGCTATTCAGATCGAAGATGGGGAAAGTAGTCTTAATAAGGTCCTCCCTGATGCAATAGGTCAGTTTCTATCTCCCCTTGAGCCTACTATCATAGGGGAAACCACTGAGGTGGTGGAGTATGGCATCTCCTTTAGTGAATTTATAGAGAAGATGATTCTTGAGGTGATCTATAACAGAGAGACGGGAGTATTTAGGAATAGTATTGTTCCCGTCACTCTGTATGAGATGGAAGGTAATAACTACTTCAAGAAAGCTCCCTACACCAACCTAGTAGTCACAAGCTTTAGAGTGACAGAAACCCCAGATACGGGGAATGGATGTCACTTTGATATGACCCTTGAGCAAACAAGGGCTGTAGAGCTTGTAAGAGGCGAATACCCTGTTGATGTTGGGGAGGAGACAGAGGATAAAGGTAAGGCTGACTCTACAGAAGAGCCTGTTACAGAAGAAGAAGTAGAAGCTGCACAGGTAAGTCAATTAAAGGTACTCACCACAAGAGATAAGAGGGTGAACCTTCCTCTCCACAAAGAGAAGGACTACTCTTACTCAGTGGTGTTGGATGGAGTGGCTACAGAGGTGAGGCTGTTCTATACAGAAGCTTCCGATGGCTGGTTTATGGACCTAAAAGAAGAAGGGGCTGACTACTTTGTAAGGGGCATGAGGATAGTTCCAGACTACCCCATGACTCTTGACTATCCTACAGTTCCTCTTAAAGGATACTTCTTACTAGAGTCTATTGGTAACAGTAACCACAAGTTTAAAGAAGATGCCGCCAACCTGCACAAGTGGTTTAAATTTAGCTTCATAAGAACATAAATAGCATTGAGGAGTGGACATGGTTGCAAGAGTGTTACAAACAAACAGAATCTACTCCTTGTCTGTATGGGACACCTCTGAAGGGTCTGGGTGGGATATAAGGGATCTTCACATCACCTTTGACATAAGTAAAATGTCAGACAACTCTAAGAAAGACAACACAGCCACTATTGATATATATAACCTATCAAAAGAGAAACAAAGGTTCTTAGAGAAGAGTTATATCTCAGCAGTGTTGGAAGTGGGGTATGTTGGGACAGGACTAAAAAGGTTGTTTGCAGGAAAGGTGGTAGATGCCTCTACTAGGAGTAAAGAGGGGGATGTCATCACAACTTTAAGGATAGGAGCGGCTTACACAGAGCTAAACCACAAAACACTGAGTAAGCTGATACCTGATGGCAGCACCGTAAAGGATGTATTAGAGGAAGTGGCAGAAGCTCTAGGAACGTCCAGAAACCTGATCACAGGAGTTAATTGTAACAACCCTGTTCTTGACGGCTACCCTGTCAGCGGAACACCTAAGTCTGTGTTGAATGAAGTGTGTAACGCCAATAAGATGGAATGGTCTTTAGATGATGACGTTCTTTATGTGAGAGATAAGGGCGATAGCCATACGCAGAATATGGAGAGTGTAGTAGTTATTTCACAAGCCTCTGGTCTTATAGAAAGACCCTACCTAACTAAGTCCCCTGATGGTAAATCTAAAGCCAATAAAGAGACAAAGAAGGGTGGCTTACAGTTTAGGTGTCTCTTAAACCCAGAGTTGGTTCCAGGCTCTCTTATCAAGCTAGAATACGAAGAGTTGACAGGGCACTACAGGATTGATTCTATAAGGGCTTTTGGGGGATGGAGAGATAATAACTGGTATATGGATATTAAGTTAACTGAGAGGGTGGGATGACACAACCAGCAACTTTACAATCTGTTTTGGAGAAATCTTTCCAAAAACAAACAGATAACATGTTTACATCAATACCCGGAATAGTGGTTTATGTAAGAAACAAACTATCTTCTCTGTCTGTAGATGTCCAGCCTGCTATAAATATAGTAAGAGAGGATGGTACAGAAACAGAAGTTCCTACTATCCTCAACGTCCCTGTCAGTATGCCTGTTAACTTTGAGGGCGGCCTAACCCATCCATTGAAGGCAGGAGATAGTGTCTACCTCATCTTCTCTATGAGAGGGATAGATTTATGGAAGAGGGGTGATGGCAGTCTTACAAGGCCAAGCGACTATAGAAAGTTTAATATTAAAGACTGTGTGGCAATCCCCATTCAAACCTTTTCCAAGAGTGTAAACAACCCTTTATTAAGGGAATGGCCCCATTCTACTGATGATGTTGTCTTATTCCATAATGTTGGGACAGGAAGAGAGTGTGAAATAAGGTTGAAGCCTTCTGGTGATGTAGTAATTAATACAAATCACGAAGTGACGGTGAATGCCAATAAAGTAGAGGTGAATGCAAGCGAAGATGCAGTGGTGAACGCCAACAAAGTGGAGGTTAACTCCCAAACCACTGATGTGTATTCCCCACAATCCACTTTTTATGGCGATGTTCAAATTACAGGGACAGCTACAATAGACGTTGATGCCGTAATTGGAGGCATATCATTTAATAGTCACACACATGGTATCTCTTCTGGTAGTAGTGCTCCTGGACCTACTCTTCCCCCCACTCCTGGAGTTTGATATGGACTTAAAAATAGATATTAATGGTACTGGGGACTTAATCTTTGATAATGGTAACATCCCTCTTACAACAGAAGAGGCGGACGTTGTCGGGCAGAGAGTGGCTATAAGGCTCAGGACAATTATGGGGGAATGGTTTTTAGACGAAAACTATGGCACCCCTTGGTTTCAAGTGATAGGAACTAAGAAAACCGCTTCTCAGGTAGACCCTATCATCCAAAGAGAAGTGTTGTCTGTGGAAGGGGTTAGGGAGATAGTTTCTTGGAGTAGTGGGGTGAGGGTGGATAGAACCTATTGGTGTAGCTTCACTATAAGGACAAAGAATGGAGGATTGTCTGAGGCCATTAGCCTGTTTCCCCCAACCAATGTAATTTAAATACGGAAGAGGTTTATGGCAGGTTTAACGGATAAAGGTATTTCGATAAAAAGGCTCCCAGAGGTGGTGGGAGATTTAAGGAAGCGGGCTGAGGTTATATTCCAAGACTTGTTGGAAGACCCTAATGACATAGTTGACACCTCTAATGATAGCACAATTGGAAGGTTTATCGGCCTGATTGCTCCCGCCCTAGCAGAGCTTTGGGAGACAGACTTAGACATCTACTCTGCATTCAACCCTCATACAGCAGTGGGAATTCCTTTAGATAATATTGTAGCTATTGGAGGGATTACAAGGAGGGAGGAAAGCTTCACAACAGCAGAAGTGTATCTTACAGGAAACCCTGGGACAAATATTACTACGGGACTCGTCGTTAGTAGCCCCTCTACATCTGCTTTCTATGAAATCACTCAGGGAGTGGTTCTTGATGCTGATGTGTGCCATGGGGTGGGGGTGGAGGTAGCCAACTTCCTCCCTGAAACAGACTACTCTGTATTCTACAAGATATCAGATTCAACAGTATTTAAAGAGATAAAAATAACAACAGGGTTGTTCCCTACAGTGGATGGTATCTTTGAAGACTTGATGACAGAGATAGTTACCAACCACCCTACATTAAGGGTAAGAAGGGAAAACAACAGACTGTTTATTGAAAGTGGTATTGAACTGCAACTCCTATCTTTCTACACCTCCTTCAACCTGTCTGTCACCAAGGTGATAGGGATTAGTAGGGTGCAGGCCAGTGAGGCTGGAGAGATAGTACAGGGTCCAAACACTATCACTAACATTGCTACCCCTATCTTAGGTTGGGACAGCGTAAGAAACCCCCTTCAAGCTGAGACAGGCTCTCATACAGAGACAGATGAAGAGCTTAGAAATAGGTTTAGGGAGTCTAAGTTTCAAAGAGCAACCAATATTATGGAAGCTCTCTACAGCTCCCTCTACAACACTTCTGGCGTAGATGCAGTGATTATCTATGAGAACGATACAGACGAAACAGATGCGAGAGGTCTTCCTCCTCACTCATTCTGGACTATCGTTGATGGAGGAGTGGATACGGATGTTGCAAGAGCTATCTGGCTAAACAGGCCCACAGGTATTACAGGAATAGGTAATGTTGCTGTAGATATTGTGGACTCTTTTGGTTATATCAGAACGGTGAGGTTTAGTAGGCCAGAGCTTGTAGAAGTGTTTGTAAGGTTGTCTATAACAACAAACCAAGACTTCCCTCAAGGGGGGCAGGAAGAGATTAAAACTAATCTTTCAGGGTATGTAGACTCCCTTGCTATCAATGAAGCTCTTATCTACAGCAGACTCTACACTCCTATAAATAAAGTGAAGGGACACCAAGTGGATAGCTTAGAAGTGAGTTTAGATGGAGAGGAGTGGACAACAGCTAACATTTTAGTGGGATTGGACCAGAAAGCTTATCTCCCTGCAAGTAATGTTTCGTTTGTGTAGGGGTGATGTATGAGTTTTCAGATTAACCCATTTGATACAAAAGACTTCTTAGAAGAAGCAAGAGACAGGACAACTATACAGTTTGAGAAAGATTCTGCTCCTGTATTTGATAAGTTTTTGCAGCTCATCTTTTTAGAGGCAATGGAAATACAAGCCACTAAGAAGGATTTGATGCAGCTAAGAAGTATAGAAACTGCGGAAGGTGCTCAGCTCGATATTATCGGAGAGATAGTGGGCCAACCTCGAACACTGATTGATGTAGACTTGTTTACATTCTTTGGGTTTAGGGGACATTGGAACGCTGACACCTATGGAGACCTAAATGATGCTGGTGTAGGTAGTGTTTGGTGGGATGGAGAATCCCCCACTACAGGGAACATCACGCTAAATGATGAACTCTACAGACTACTCATCAAAGCAAAGATTGCTAAGAACGTAACAAGAGCCACCCCAGAAGATGTGATTAACTTCACCAACTTTGTGTTCAGCACTAATGGTAGTACCATCACAGATGAAGGTGGAGCTAAGTTTAATCTTCTTATTGGTAGAGTGCTTACAAAACAAGAAGTGGGCCTTCTTAGGTATATAAACAGAACTGCCGGGTATGAAGCAAGGCTACTCCCCAAACCTGTTGGCGTAGGAATGGAGTATGGTAGTTTCGATTATGAAAGTTTCTTTGCCTTCCAAGGAATTCCTAATGCCAAGGGGTACGGAAGTTTAGGATACACCCACTACTTTGATGGGGAGCATCTTTATGATGGACAAGCAGTGCCTTCTGTTTTTCTCGATAGAGACGAGAATGGCAACCTCTATGGAGGGAAGTGGGCAAGTTTACATAGTGATATAGAGGGAGTGTTTTAATGGCTAAATATCCTGACAAGGATGAGTGGATCGAAGAGATATTGATCCCTGATAGAGCTACCCCCATTCTTGGCGGACAGCCAGTGTGGGAGGGAGACAGGCTTGTAGATGGTTTTGCTAACGTGCCTGCGGGACAGTTGGCCAATAGGACAAGGCATCTCAAGAATAAAGTAGAACAGATTGAAGCTGATATAGATGGAGATTCTTCTCCCTTTATTCGTAAAGAGAATAACCTATCTGACCTAGACGATCTACAGCAAGCTAAATACAACCTTGGCCTAAACCTTGTAGATAATACAAGAGACTTAGATAAGCCTGTCAGCGTTCCTCAGCAAGAAGCTCTAGATAATAAGGTGGATAGGGATGACCTTGCCAACCCCGACATGGGCGCGGCGATGGTGGCGCGTGGCGTGGTGGCGGTAGAAAGTTATAGCGCACTTACACAGCTCCCGGCTGGCCAGAGGAAGCCCGATCTTCGATACTTGGTTTGCGGGAGCGTTTTCCGATGGGATGCCGTAAAGAGCATGTTTGTCGCGGAAGGCCCGATTACGATGAGAGCCTTTGGCGCGGTCGCCGATGGCATTCACCCGGACAATCAGGCATTTGCAGACGCCGCCGCTTATTGTGGGGCTAACAAAGGCATTTCTCTAGACCTTGAAGGTAGGGACTATTATTTATACGACGCAAGGGAAGCGTTCAATGTAAATGACATTAGATCGTTTATCGTTCATGGGGGCAATGCCACAATTCACTTGGAAAACCCCACCCAAGATGGTATGAGAACTGTATTTAACGTAACCAAAGTTAAATATGTGAAAGTGACTGGCGTGCACTTCAAGATAAGCGTCATCGATAATTCTACTCCGGTTGACCCATCAATCAACGGCTCCAGAAGTTACGCGATACGTGTGGCTAGAGAAACCGGCGCAGATCCGCATGTGCCTCATAACGATTATTGTGAGATATCGGGATGTATCTTTGAGGACCTTGTCGGTATTCCGAACACCTCCCCGACAAGGCCGTTTAGTGGGTCGCTCAACGTAGCACAATCTAACTACGTTCGTATTTTCGACAACCAGTTTATAAACGGCTGCGGGAGAGTGTGCTACGTTAACGACAGCTACAACGTATCCATACGCAACAATAAGTTTGTTAATCTAAATTATGTGCCGACCCCCGTTGGAACCCCGCTAGGAACTCTCAGTATTCGCATACTCTCATGCATCGATGTAAACATAACGGAAAACACCCTAGAGTTTGCAGAGGCCAATAATCACACAATTTTGGCACGGGGTATTTATTTAGGCCCATCATCCCAGAAGCCTGACGTACCAACGTCCAATGTAAGGGTGAGCGGAAATACATTCATAGCAAACAAGGACATAGACCGTTTGCGGCTTATCGGGCTGGATATGGTAGACACGATAAAAATAAATGATAACGTGTTTTATGGCAACTCTGCCAAGTCAAATTCTGTTTATGCTATATTTGCGCCCTTTGACTCCCAGGTATCAAATGTAGAGATTTTCGGAAACTCCTTCTTTGACGCTTACCCAGAGTTTGTTCGCTTAGCGCCGGATGCCGAGAAGCACAACGTGTCCGCAAATGGGAATTATCTTTACTTCGAGGGCTCTATAAAGACGCCGGTCTTGCGTTTGACCCGTATGGAGAAGAACGCATTCGGCAACTACGCCTTTGTTGACGGTGACCTTATCGGCTCTTACTCAGGCTTGGGGCAGGTTGGTTATGAACTATTCGAGGAGGAGCTACATATTACGGATGCAACGCTAGATAGTTATCTATCGGGAGGCGTGTTAGATATTCCGTTCGGAACAAGGGTCGTATCTTTTAATCTATCCTCGTCTCCAGATATAGAGGATATAACGATTGATGGAGCCAAGCCGGACAACTATTCTGTGTATCTATTCAGCAGGCAGTACAATGCGGCAGTAAGTCCTACCCTTAAAGAAGCGTGGGATGGGTTAAGGTTGCGAGATAAAACAGACAAAAACCTAGGCGACACAACTGTCACATTGAGATTCTCGTCGATTTATAGTCGGTGGGCGCAGGTATAACTAAAAGGCTCGGGAGCACAAGCGTAATAAGTAGGCTCCTTTAGGGGTTCACGTACAGCAGGGTGCAGGGGCAGTGTGGTTCGACAGTTAGTTCTCGACTATGCTGCCCCGCGGTGGCCAGACCAGCAGGCTGGAGACCGGGCGGGCATCTACGTAGTATCCTTAAAGCCGCTCTAACCAGAGGCTTCTTCTATCTACGCGAATGCAACATTTCGACACAGCTTGTTTAGTGCTAAACTTGAATTCAAACTATGACAGCGACCTTTGGGGGTTCTATGAGATGGACGATTCTGGCAGTTGCAGCGCTCCGTGATGAGCAGACCCTACGTTCGTGCAGTGAGGCGTGTTGCCATTTAACTATGCCAAATAAAACATAAAAGGATCATTTATAGTGGAAATACAAAAACCCAGTACGCTTAATTCTATCTGGGCTGTGGCTGGAGAGAGAATTAAGCCTGACGACAGTAAGATTCAACAGGGGTGGGTGGTAGAAATACCTCCCCTTCAGTATGAGAACTGGCTTGGCAACAGACGAGACACAGCTTTAGCTCATATCAACCAGCATGGCATCCCTACGTGGGACCAATATACAAGATATATTGCTGGGAAGAGTTATGTTCAAAAAAGTGATGGATTTGTCTATAAAGCTCTTGTAGACAATTTCAATGCAAACCCCACAACAGACAGAAACTCTTGGGCAATTGCTTTTGTTTCAGCGGACAGTGCAGAGAGTGTAAAACTGTTTAATGGCTATGTTGTTGTTAGTAGCGACCTCAACGTGACCCCCAATACACGATACTACTCTCTCACCTCCACTACATTAACACTCCCTTCTTCAGCTCTTGTTGGGGATAATATAATCATTAATAAAAGTCCTTCTTCAGAAGTGACAATTGAAGTGGAAGATGGGTCAGAAATCATCACTCTTTTAGGGTTGGCCACTTCCGTTGTAATAGATGTGGTAGATGAAATTAACGTGGTGTGGGTTGGCTCTGGCTGGCAAACATCTTAAGGGAGGAATAGTATGACTACATTAAGAATTAGCAGTATTCGTGGTACAGGGGGAGACGGGACAACAAACCTAGTTGGCCCCACCACAGTATTTGTAGGAACAGACAACACTTACACAATAACAGACTATGATGATTTTTCCGTATACGAATTATTGACAAGTGTGGGGGAAGTTACTCAGGTAGGGGATACAATCACTCTCAGTATTCCTCCTGATGCTGTAGGAGAATCTGTTGCCCTCTCTGTCAACAAGAGTGGCAGTATAAGGGTATTTCAGATTGGCTTAGGGGGAAGTGGTGTAGTAACTCCTTCTATCTCCTATCCTGCTAATGGTACGACAGGGGTACCCACCACCGCCACAATCCAAGGCTCAGCCTTTAGGACGGTTCCTGTTGGTGCTGGTGTACACACTTCCTCTCAATGGCAAGTGGCCCGAGATGCTGGGTTTACAGATATTGTCAGTGAAGGGATTGTAGATAGTGGAAACCTAACTCGGTATACAGCTCATAGTCTCCCTAGAAACACTACATTTTATGTAAGGGTAAGGTATATCTCTGACATTGGGGATAGTGGGTGGAGTAGTACTAGTTTCTTCACTACAGTGGATCAACAGATAAACCAACCTACCCTGTCTATTGTAGGTGGTGATTTTGATGTACAAGACACTCCCACCTTTACTTCCAGTACCTTTTCTACATCTCCGGCAGATAGCGACACTCACGTTGCTTCAAACTGGGTGTTGAGGGATGCCCTAACAGAAGATATTGTGTGGCAGCTTATCAACAGCACAAGCAATAAGGTGTCTCTCACTCTCCCCCGAGGGGTGTTGGAGGAGGATACTCTATATACAATGGAAGTGCAATATATTGGAGGATTTGGCACGAGTTTGCCTAGCGAAAGGTTGACGTTTCAAACAGCACAGAGTTTTATTCCAGAGACGGGAACTCCTTTTGGGGGTGGGTATTATGCCGGAAGGATACAAGTAGATGGTCAGGTGTATGCCCTTGTTGTAGCCCCCAAGGCTCAGGGCGGAGAGTCATCCACAGCTTTACAGTGGAGGACAATTAACACCCCAACTTCTGGGACATCATCTCGGAATAATGGAAGGGCCAACACTAACAACATGTTGAACGCTGACCATCCTGCTGCTCAGTTTTGCAATAGTCTATCTATCAATGGGTATGATGATTGGTATCTTCCTGCAAGGGACGAATTAGAGATACTTTACAGGTATCTTAAGCCATCTGATGTCCCTAACCATACGAATTCTGGGGAAAACCCGAACAGTGTGCCTCCTACAGACAACTATACGTCTGGAAATCCCTCACAAACCTCTGCTGCTATTTTCCATGGTGGTAGTGGGGAGAGTTTTATTACAAATCTGCCCTACTGGAGTTCTACCCAACAATCCTCTCCGGCTCAGGCTCTATCTCAGTCCCAGTCCTTCAGTAATGGCAACCAATCAACGCAATCACCGACAACCTCGTACCATGTCCGCGCAGTGCGCCGCGTTCCTGTCTAACTAAAGAATCTCTTTAGATAATCTAGAGGTTAGATTCATTACACCGATCGACTGCTTTTGCAGCGTCGGTGTATACAAATAGGCTGTCCCAACAAGTTTGCCATTAAGACAGTAGGAAAGTATCAAAGAGCTTTCTATTAGGAGGATAGGGTAACAACCTATAAGAGGAAATTTATGAAATATGTACAATTCACTTATGTAGATTCAAGAACAGGAACACCTTTGACAGAAGGGCCAGCCTATAATGGTCCTTCTATCCCAGAAGGAGTGGTTCCTACATTCGATATTGAAAGCAGCAGGACAGAGAAAGCTCCTATCGTATATGGATTTATTGAAGAAGAAGAAGGGGAAGAAGAGAATTCTACTTCCTCATCTCTTCCCGATTTTATTAGAGAGGTGAGTGAAGAGTCTTTCTTTAATACTTTTAAATATGAACTAAAGGAACGTGCTCGAACACGAAGGAAGCAAGTGGAGCATGGCGGTATTGTAGTTAGTGGGCAATTTATCGGAACCACTATCGAGGATCAAAACCGAATTGCCAACATGGTCACCACTCTTCTGAATGATGAAGAGATGGAGAGTATTGATTTTGAATATTCCCCAACACAGTGGGTGACTATCCCTAGAGCTTTTGCTCTAGAAGTGGCCAAGGCTGCTGGTAGGCATGTTCAGGCATGTTTCTCTTGGTGTAAAGGCATTCACGATCAGATTGATGACATGGAGCTATCAATAACTACTCTGGATGATGCTCTTCCTATCCTCGAAGCTATCAATTCCTTTGGGCAACAGGCTCCTGAAGAAGAGGAAGAAGAGCTTCCAGAAGAAGAGCCAAAAGACGGCGATGAAGAAGAAGACGAAGAAGATGAAACGGAGTTTGAAGAGTGAATAAGACAAGTATCCTAGTGGTGTTGTTTATTATTGTTCTAGTCTTTGCCACATACAGTGCTTATGGTAGTGAAGACAATGGAACAAGAATCTCTCTAGGATACTCCCTCATCAACTCAGAACTCCCTTTTGGTGAACTAGGGTATGAGCACAACAACTGGGAAGTGGCAGTTAGTGCTTTTGGTGGTGGCAAGACAAAGAATGGACACCAAGACACTACCTACATCTACTCCCTCTCTCACGTAGTCCGTCCTGAATGGTATGTCTTTAAGGGGAGGAACTACTATAGAATAGGGGTAGCTTATGTGGATGATAGCCCTCTTGTAGGAGATACTAATTTTAGGCTGGGTATTGGGGTGGAGTGGAGGCTTATAGCTGTAGAATACTTCCATTACTCTTCTGCTGGAATTCATTCCCCCAATATAGGGATTGATGGTGTACAGTTTAGGCTTAAAATCCCCAACTAACTTTGAGAACACAATAATAACATAGCTTTAAACAGGGAGGGATAGACAGATACATTCTGTGTCTGTCTTTCTATCTAGAGAATGGGATGGGGGGCTACCCCACTGAGACAGAATATTACGGGGGACGAGTGAGAAAAACTAATTATACAGCGATATATAACAGGAAGCCTATATATAGGGGGGATACGCTAGACCCCATGAGGCTCACCCTAGTGGACAAGGATTTAGATGAGGCAATAGTGCCTACATCTCTTTGTGTACAAATCAGAAGCTCCTACGGAAAACTACTAGCCGATGTTGGTTGGCGTGTAGAGGGGGATAAGGTTGTAATTGAAGCCGTACCACCAGAAATCACCCGAACATTCCCTGTGGGAAAACACAAATATGACGTTGAATATACACTACCTAATGGCGTGGTCTGAACTTACGTCTCTGGGAGTATTGAAATATTAAGGGACTCCTCTATATGCCAAGCAAACTAGAACTAATTATTGAAGACGTTAGCACCACGTTGGTTGTGAATATAGAGGACAACCCTAGGCTCAGTGACACTATTCCCCTGAGCACTACTATTGACAACCAACTCACAAGAAATCCAGATGGATACTACGTTCCCCCAACATCTTGGGAAGATTTAAGAGATAAGCCTAACAGTACAACAGAAGAGATTGACGATGCTGTATCTCGATCAGAACAGAACGCCTCTTCTATCGAAGGCTTGGAACAAAGTAAGGTGGACAAAGTTGTTGGTAAGCAACTGTCCACAGAAGACTATTCAACAGCAGAAAAGAATAAACTTGGTGGAATAGAAGCTGGGGCACAAGTTAACTCTGTCACCTCCGTTGCTGGTAAGACTGGAGTTGTTACACTAAACAAGACAGATGTCGGGTTGTCTAATGTGGACAACACCTCAGACTCCAACAAGCCTGTATCAACCCCACAACAAACAGCGTTAGATGGTAAAGTAGATAAGGTTGAAGGTAAGGGGTTATCCACGGAGGACTTCACATCTGCTGAGAAGGGTAAGCTGTCTGGGATTCAAGATGGTGCCACTGCTAACGCCACTGATGCACAGCTAAGGGACAGGGCTACACATACTGGTGTCCAGCCTATCTCCTCTATTTCTGGTCTACAGACAGAGTTGGATGATAAGGCCGATACAGCTTATGTCGACACTCAGCTTGATGGCAAGGTTGATAAAACCGTATCAGTGGTGGCTGGCACAGGGTTGAGTGGTGGTGGCGCACTATCCGCCAACCGCACACTGAACGTGCAATATGGCGCTACAGCCGGGACGGCAGCTCAAGGTAATGACAGCCGCTTGAGTAACAGCCGCGAGTGGACCGCATCCACCGTTCCTCAGGAAGAAGCTGAAACAGGTACAGCTACAACAGCTAGGAAGTGGACAGCCCAGAGAGTAAGACAGGCAGTTGAATACTGGTGGTCTGGTTCTGCTGACAAAACCAAGCTAGACGGGATTGCAGCAGGTGCGACCGCCAACGCCACTGATGCACAACTCAGAGATAGGGCCACGCATACTGGTGTTCAGGCGATAGGCACTATCTTTGGGTTGCAGGACGAACTAGACAGCATCAATACCTTAGTTGGCGATGTGGCAACTGCTCTAGACGCCATCAACGGGGAGGTGGTATGAGCATCGCTGGCAAACTTCTGTACTTGGACGAGACCAAGGCGCTCCTCCGGGACGCTATCAATCGGGCGGGGGGAGGTATTACGTCAGAGACACCTTTCCGTAGCTATGCGGTCGAGCTTGACTACGCACTCTGGGTGGCGCGAGGCGGGATGCGGTCTTTATTTGACAACGGCGAGACCGGCACCCTCGCGTCTGGTCTTCCTTACTTCGTAGACGTAGACGGCGAAACGGAAGCCACATGGGGCGATCCTGTTGGCCTCGTTAAAGACTCGTCCGGAAACGGGAATGACTTCACCCAGCCTACCATTACCGCTAGGCCGATACTGGGCAGAGTGCCGAGGGGTGGGCGTAGGAATCAGCTGGGATATACAGAGGACGGCACGCAGTGGATTCCCGTCGAGGGGGAGACTATTACAACTCCGGGGGTTATCGCGCCTGACGGGTCTAATACGGCCGTCAGAATAGAGGGGGTATCGGGAATTGGGAGGGTTGCTATCCCCGTCGAAGTTCCCTACTCAGAATTGGGCGGGGAATACACATGTTCAATCTGGGTGCGCTCGCCAAACTCCGCAGAATACGGCATTTATTTTGCCGGAAGCATTCCCATTGCCCAGGAAGCGCCCAGTGAGTGGCAGGAAGTAGTTGAGACAAAGGTCTGGAGTTCAGGCCTAAACTCGTCGGTGTTTCAAGTGAGATCGTTAACTCCCGGTGGGATTATTGAAGTCTGGAGGCCGCAATCTGAGGAGGGCCCTACCGCCACCCCCTACCAGCGCGTCACCTCCCGATACGACATTACCGAAGAAGGCGCCCCCGAAGTCCACTACCTCGAATTCGACGGCACTGACGATCTGATCTCCACCGAGCTTCCTGCTATCTCAGGGGGTACGCTGGTGCTTGCGACGGATAAAGGCATCTGGATCGACGATGATTTCAGCTTCGGCGGCGGCAGTTTCGATATCGGCCCAGAGACGTACAGCGGCGGGCCGGCTGGCTTGCTCGGCATTATCGGAAACCCGCTTGTCGGCGGCGCTTTAGTCATTGATCGCCAGCTTACGACTGCTGAGCGGACGCAAGTGGTCGCGTACATGCAGAGCATCGGCAGTCCGGGGGTGATTGAGCTGGGGCCGGAGCTGTTGGTTAACGGCGATTTCAGTGATGGGTTTGATGGGTGGCTGGTTACCGGTCCGGGGTCGGAGCGCTGGTCTGTTTCTGACGGCGTTGCCACTATCGCTGTTGGAACCACCGCCTCCGCGTACCTCTGGCAAGCTAACGTGACGGAGGGCGGGCGGCCGCATTTGATAACTGTCGATATCGTCAGCAGTAACGGCGTGGGCAATATAAGAGCAGGAGGCGCAACCGATAACCAGCATTACTTCCAGCTTGCAGGTCATCCTGTTGGTGAAATGTCTGCTGCTTTTGTTTCTGGGGGCGCTGCGGCGGACACCTTCCAAGTTAACGCAGCCGCCGCAACTCAGGCGTCGATATCCAGCATATCGTTCCGCGAGGTAATCTTCCCATGACAACCTACACAATGCTGACAGCAATAGTCCCAGCGGAGTCGGTAGAAACCTACCGGGCCATGGCAGCCGGGCTACACCCTGCTGGCGCTGGGATGTTCATCACCCCGCTATACACCGGCGAAGAGCTGACTCACTATATCTCCACTGGCCTGATTGACACTGTGTTTACGGATGTTGTCACAGACCCCGTTAAGTTCGCTCAGGCCGCAGGTGTTAGCCTAGCGGAAGCGCAAGCGCTGAAAGACGGGTTCACATATACCGGCGTTGGCACAGAGGCGGAGGATGAAGAAACCCCGCCTCCGCTGCATGGGAAGGCAGCTATCGCGGCTCTGGGATTGTCTCTTGCCCCGGCAGGGGCAGTCCCGTAGTGATGGGGAGTGCTCGGCACCCCGGGCTAAATCTGTTGTAGGTATGTGTGGAGGCTCCTTTTTACCTGCTTGAGGCTGATCAATGATGAGAAGTGGTGGCCGTGATAGCGCGGTACGGTAAACGTTTCCATTTTCAGATAAAATAGAGCAAAGCCGGGAGGGGTTAGACAACACACACAGGAGTCTGACCATGGCTAAAATATATAATGCTAGGAGAAAAGCGCCGGTGTTCGATGGTGAGTTTGTCCCATTCCGTGTGGAAGGGGTTAGTGGTAATGAAGGAGAGGTAGGTGAGAGTTAAAGAGAGTGTTGCTAAAACAAAAGAGATAGCCTCTAAAAATATTATAAAAGAATGGAGGGATGTATTTCTCACCCACTCTTTTTGGCTAACATTTGCCTCCTTAATCCTTACGATAGTTAGTGTTATTCTTCCTTACATGGGGTTCCTACAGCCCGTCCTATCTACAGAGGCGTATGGAATCACCATGTTTGTGTTGAATGCTTTAGCTGCTCTCGCAAGATTCATTAAACAAGATTCTTTGGAGGAATAGCTAAAAGGATGTTAAGAATGTTATCCGCAATGAAGGGGTTTGTTATCCCTGTAATAGTGGTGGTAGCTTCAGCCCACACAGCTTTGTCTGTAGCTCAATATCACAGAATACAGAGACTGAACAATGAGGTCATTGACCTCATTGTTCAAGTGGAGATGCTAACAAGAAGCTACGACTTGTGTACAACACAATCAGAAGCTAAGGACAACGAGATATCAGCCCTGAAGGGGATGGTAGACATGTTAGTAGAAAAGGAGAGTAGTATCAGGGATGAATATCAAACTCTCTCTGATAGGTGGGATAAACTGAAGAGAGGTAAAGGTGGATGTGGAAGTGAAGAGAATATTCCAGAAAACATTAATGATTCTTCTGTTGTTCCCTTTCTTGTTGATGAGTATGTCTTGCTCGAACAAGCCTATTGTTATGCAGGAGGTGGTGATTGTATCCCCTCCAGAAGCTCTTCTGAAGCCCCTACAGCCCGTTAAACCTGATAGGGATATGTTCTTACAGGGGGGATATGAGGGAGCTTTCTACAGCGTCTCAGAGGCTTATATAGCCACAATGGAGAACATATCTGTACATAACAACAGGCTGGAGGAAGCCTTAAAATATATTAAGACAATGGAAGAGCAACATGCCGGGAGAAAACAATAATCAAAATAATAAAGGAGTGGTGGAGGTTTATAAAACCATAGCCACCAATATCCTTATCCCTTTAGTGTTTTTAATGTTAAGCTTCCTTACAGCTTGGGTCCATAAGGTGGATGACAGAATGTATGCTTTACAGCAAAGTGCTGTCACAGACAATAAACTAGATGTCACAGAAAGAAGGATTGTAAATTATTTAGATACACGTTTAGTGGATTTGAATAGTAAGATGGACATAGTGATAAGACATCTTGAAATGTCTCAGAGAAGGCAGGAAGAGCAATATAGAAGGGGAAAGGAAGATTGATGTGGAATATTTGTATGCCCGCCTTTGAGCGGGCTTTGTTTTGTCTATAGGAAAGGGAGCTAACTACTGCATTGCCATCTATTGAAGTCTTCCCCTTGCTCCTGAAAGAATCATATATTCCTTACCCCCAGAATCCGCTGAATAGATACAATAAGAGTTATCTGAAAACAGCTTTATATAGGGCAATGAATTTGGCTGAGCTTCCTCAATGGAAGACAATATCTTTTTCATATCAGACAAAGAAAGGTCATTTACCTCAACAATGCCTTCCCAATCCACAGGGATTACAATGAACTTCTTCTTATCTCTATTCATAAAGACCCTCTAATTACTTTCTTTCCTTATGGCCCTAATGGCTGAAGATTCGTCTATCCAAACACGGTCACAACTTCCTGTAGCGCCCATTCGTCGGAGTTCTTTACGCAGGTGGGGGTCATTAGATGCCGCCACCTTAGCTTCCCAAGAAGCATACCCGCTTTTTAAATATTCCTCATCTTGTCTTTCTACTCCAACAAACCTTGGCCCATACCAAGGATAATTATCTTCCTTGAGAAGAGGTCTATGGTGGCAGCTCTCAAGGTCATAAGGTTGTTCTACATCCATCCCCAATGAGAACAATATCTGTTTAATCTTCTCTTCATCATTCTCCATTAGAGCTTCCTTACTCTCTTCATAACACATCAAATCCCAGCAACTAATAGCTCGATGAACACTCATGAATTCTTCCCCTTAAACATTGATCATTCTGATTTATAGAGAGACATAATGTTGGGAAAAATACTTTCCAACTCTCTCTTTACTTTCTTAGCAACAATGATGTGCTCTTTCTGTGTCCCATTCCCCTCACGAAGATTGGCATAGTGAATCCAAGTTCTTAGTGTAGCATTCATATACATAGAGGACATCGTAAGCCCTTCAGGCAGCACTACTCGCGCACACTCTTTAGCAATACCTCTTACAAGTGCCTCATTGTAAGCTTTTTGAACCACTCCCAACACTTTAAGTTGTTGTTGAATCCACCAATAACCAAGCTCTTGATCTTCATCTCTGCCGTCAAGCTCGATACTATTTTGACGATTTGTAGTATCTTGATAGCGAGCCTCGCGGAACACAAACATATCTTCACCAACAGCCGCATAACGTTGAGAGTTGTGGGTAATGATCCCTTCGGCCACGTAATTGTGAGAAACATGATCCACCTCGATGTCATAGGTTTGAACTTCCCCTACATACTTAATCTCCTTTACAGGGGAGTAACGGGCAGTGGTCTTTCTTTCATTACTCTCCTTTTTAGTCTTGATGCGGTGTTGTTCAATACTGATAGCTTGTAAGTTGCCCTCCTCAAAAGCAAGGTCAGGTCTTTTAAATACAGGCTCGATGTGGTCTACCTCACAAGAATCTTCAGTGATGGGGTCTCCGGATATTGCACACTTGTATCCTTGCTCCTTTATCAGTTTATTCTTGTAGGAATAGGAAAACTGCCTACTCTTGTCAGAGAAAGATATAGTGTCGTAACTCTTATTACCATTAAGGTACAAGTTACTTTCCTTCCCCTTCCTTGCAGAAATCCTCATCTTGCCTCTTACAACCTCACAGTGGGTATTACCATAATTGGGTTGATCCTCTGTAGGTAGTCCCTTATTCCATGCCTCTGTATAAAGAGCCACTTCTTTCTTTGTATAAGAGAGTCCATTTCGCTTCAGCCACTTTCTAATAGTGTGGTAGCTTACATCTGCCTTATCGGCAATATATTGCAACCCTCCGCGAGAGAAGCTCTCTTCCTTAGCCTTCTTGAGCCAGTCATAGTCTTGGTGAACGGGTACGCCATTACATCCAACCATGTCCCCTTTAGAAATATCCCCAAGTTTTTTAAACCCCTCGAAAGTTAAAAATTTGTGATCTTTCGTAGATGTAATCTTTTTACCATTCTCTAGAGTCATCTCGTAGACAGGCTTGACGCCTGTATTAAACACCTCTTTAATTTTGGCATATTCCAGCAGGCCAGTCTCCTCATTAAACACTTTCACCAAGTTATCTGCCATATTCCAGTATTGGGGAGATTGTTGTCTCTTATACAAGTCTTCAATTTTAATTCTTTTACCCGCTCCCTTTTTAGTGTAAGTGTATATTTTAGTCCCTTCCGCAACACAAAACTCTTGAAATCGTGCTGAAGCGTGGCGAAGGATTTGACGACTAATATCTCGGGGAGCTTTAATCTCAATAATGGCGTTAGCCATCTCAAACACGCTCCAGTGCCCCTCACGCGCACAATAGCGGAGGAGGCCCGCTGCTGTATCAAAATTAGTTTGATTGGCTGGATTAGATACTCGGGCTGCGTAAGATACAATGCCCTCACTATCATTAATGTAATCTACCACTGGCTGTGTAAGACCAATCACTTTAACTGAAACAGCTTCTTCAAAACTCTTAAACAATATCTTCCTCCTTTACAAAAATCCCATCAATAACTCTTCCCTTTCTTTCTTTTATCTCATTGTAGGCAATCCAAGCACATTCCTCAATCGTATAATCATGTTGAGCTGCAAGAATGGTAAGGACAACAACAGCATCCCCGATGCTATCTGCTACATCGCGTCCTTTAGCAATATCAGAAGCAAGCTCTCCCACTTCCTCAATGAGCTTTACAAATTGAGATTGAGGACTGCTCCCTTCTATAATATTACGATCATCTGCCCAATCTTCAATAAGATCAAAGACAGAGGGATAGGCTGTTGGTTCGTCAATAGCTAATGTATCTGTTGGCATGTTTCATCCTCCTATTTATCTATAAAATCAATGAGAGCTTCTGCTCCCATGTTCCAATTATAAACCAACACTTCCCTATTAGCAAGTTCTTTCTGTCTATAAGGGCTTTCCATGAGAACAGCCTTCACACTCTTTTTCATGGAATTGAGATGGTCAATTCTATCGTCAATGATAACTCCACCTCTCACGTAATGCTTCTCATGTGTCCCAAGAAAGCCATCCATTATATGTCCAAAATATTGATTAAGGAAGTAGTATTTACTACGGTGGTGGTTTCCCTTGAGAGTGGAGACAAATACAATATCGAATCCGTTTGCCTTCATCTCTTCCAATACTTCTACACTCCCCTCTGCTGGAACAGAATGGTCGTACAAGTCCTCTTGCCTCCAGAAATCAAAAGGGTCTTTAATAAGGAATATAGTGTCATCAGTGTAATAGTTGGACAGGTTATATTCAATATCTCCATAATTGATACAACTGTCCTTATGAGGATCATATGAGGAACCATATAGTTCCATTAACCATTGTGACCACCTTTCCCCCACAGTTTGTTCCACTGTGAGGTCTACGTCTACAAGGAGGATATGCCTGTCGGCATTGTCGGAAGTCATTTACTCTCCTCCATTGTAAAGGCCATAATCCACTGCTTGCATTGATCACTACGGACAATATCATCTACACGATTGAAGTCCATAATGCCGATATCAATTTCATATTTACGAGCCATGTCAATAAGCATCTTCAACCCCGATCGCTCTTTAAGCTCACTTTGAGAAACATCTCCCGACAACACCATTGTGCAATTACGTCCTTGACGTGTAACAATCTTCTTAGCTTCTTCAAACGTAATATCTTCGGCTTCATCTACAATAAAGAAACAATCGTTAGCTGAAAACCCTTTAATCACTTCAAGAGGAACAAACTTAATATCTCCCCGCTTAATGGCCAACTCTACAACATTGCGTCCGAGGTATTGATACATCACAGGTAACACCCCTTCAAGCCAATTGGTCATCTTCTCTACAAGGTTGCCTCCATAGAACCCCAGAGATTTACTATTAGAAATGGCTGGACGACTTACAACAATAGATTCAATCAATCCTTCACGATACCATTGGCAAGCCATTGCTGTTGCTACATGAGACTTACTGGTTCCAGCAAGGCCGGTGCATAGGATTAAGTCTTGATCCTCAATCATTCTCATGTATTCCGCCTGCCGTTCTGTAAGAGGTCGCAATTGGATACTTCGTTCCTCTCCAAACTTCTGCTTTACAGTCTTTCCTTTAACTGCTTTAGCTTCCCATCGTTCGTCTACAACACGCTTACGACTACGTTTAGCCATACTTTAGGTATTCTCCTTCTTGATCTCCGAGCCATCCTTTAACAGCCATAGCTACATCGTTAAGAAACTCTTCCAAAGAGCCGCTGTTGTCAATATCAACAACATAATTAAACATGCTTTCAGGGACGTAGTTACGACTATCCCCATCAAAGGAACACCCTTCTCTGTGAATCCTTACAAGCAGTATACTCTCTTTCCCTACAATGTCAATGAGAGGGTGAAGTTCTTCCTTAAAACCAGCACTATCGTCTATGTAAATCATATCGTTTCCTTTGATAAATGAGGCTCTATAGCGTCCAAAAACATCGCCCCCTAGGGTAGGCTTAACTATGGTTTCTGAGACGAATATGAGGGCTTCTCTACAGGATAATCGCGTGTAACCAACCCTCTCACTGTCCCCCATTCGATGAAGCATCTCTTTGTCTTTGAGGTAGTTTACAAGTTTCAGGAATGCAGCATGTGTTACAGCAAACTCCTCTCTTGGGGTTTCCTTCTGCTCCCTGTCTTCATAGATGGAAAAGAACTCTCCTTCTGAGAGGTTGAAGAAGGCCATAGTGATGTGCCAAAGCTCCTCTTTACAAGGGGCTGTCATAGCTTTGTAAATGGAAAGCAGATAGTCTGTAGCTACAGACTTCCCTGTATTGGCTGGAGCATTGAATAAGATTACTTTAGGCATTCACCACCTCTTTTAGGGATACGTTGTAATACTTGTAACCGTCTGTCCCAATACGACTAAGAGAGCCTTTTACTACATTTCCGCTATCGTAGTATTTAATTTCAGAAAGGGTGTCATTTGAAACAACCACCCCTTTATAATCCTCCCCATATTGACGGACAGTGTTGTTGTCTGTCTTCAGGGCAAAGCCTATACGATAGCCCCGGTTGTTAATAAAGGAATTAGTCTTGCCTACAGGCTTCACTCCCAACTTAATGCAGAAATCTTTGAACAGTTTACGGCTAAGGTTATTACGACTCATGGTAAGATTCATATCACTCTCCTGTGTAGTTTAAGTAGGCGTCAACTATCTGTGTCTTAGTGAACCATGCCACTCCTCCAGAGACACTGCTCAAAGCCACCTCCTTCCAAGGGATTGCTCTAAGCGTATCTAAGACTTCTTGTGACGCATCCTTAATGTAATACCCTCTATTGTTCTTGTCAACCTCTTTAGCTAAAATAATTCTCGAAGGACTTGCCCCAAACTGGAACCATTCCCCATCTTTCTTGGATGTAAAGGTGAAGTCTGTAGTGGTCTTAGTCTCCTTGGAAGACTCTCTTAAGTCTTCCCCCACCCCTCCGTAGGTTCCTTCCTTGTCCACCCATATCTGGAATACGCAAGGGACGTGGTAACTCCCCCCTTCAAACACAAAAGAGTTGTCAGGGAGAGCGATATCCTCTATGAGCTTCCAATTGGCAGGGAAAACTCTTTGTAACGTTTCCTTCCTGAATACAGAGGGGAGTATGAAGGCTATCATATCTGCACTAAGACTGTGTTTGATGAAAGCCTTGGTAAGACTGTTCCTTTTACCAAATGGGGGATTACCCACCACCACACCTTCTGGAGGAGAAGTAGTCAAGTAGTCTGCCTCAACTACTTCTTGATGACAAGGATCAATGTCATATCCTTTCCTTGTCTTGCGAGGTAGGAGTTCTAAGAAGTTCCCACTGCCAGCGGAAGGTTCTGTGAACGTGTCGTCCTCACTTACTATTTTCAGCACCTTGTTTACACACATCAGGGCAACAGAGGGTTTGGTATAAAACCTATCAAGAGGGTCTTTTTGCTTGGTAGACATGACTCTCCTCAAACAATGTTAGCCAACAAAGAAGCTCTCTTCTCTTTACTCAGAAGGTTAACTCTCCCTCTTTTATACCTACCTGTAACCTTATTTCTGTATTGAGTATACTTCCCAAGATTGGTATAGACAAACCCTGTTTCTTCCCAATCATTCATATCGAGAACATCGTCCGTATATACATCGAAATTAGGAAGTGAATTACTCCAAGGGGCTAATACCTCATAAAGTTCCTGAAGAGAGGTAACATCAACAATATTATATTCCCTCATTTCTTGAATGGCTTCAGGGTTACCTCTTACAAACTCTCTCCACAAAAGGAATCCGGGGAACTTATTGTGAGAAGATTTCTGGTGACGCTTGCACAACAGCTTTGTCAAATATTCCAGTTTATTAGAGGTGAAGCTGAATTCTCGTTTAGCAATCTCTAATGTGTCTATAACCCTAACAGGAGAGTGTGGAGGGAGCCCCCTTGCAATCATACGACTCCTGATCTTTTTCAAATCGAAGCGTCTGCCATTGTGGGCTACAATAAAATGTGCCTCGTCGAATAGGTTGTGTAAGATGGAAAGAAGATCATCCTCTGTCATCTCTGTGACATCATAATACATCACCTCTTCCTCATCATACCACTTAGCTGAGAAGCTAAGGATGCTCCAATCTTCTGCAATCTGGTCCAGACTAAAGTTTTGATTGAATAGGCCAAACCCTTCGAGAGTGAGCTGTCTTGTTTCAATATCAAGAAACAACATTCTTACAGAAGATTCAACTGAAGGTAAGCAATCTTGTTGCTCCCACCACTCTTTGTAAGTTCGTTTTGAGATAAAATCCCCTACAGTTGAGCGAGGGATTCCTGTAATAGCCTCAATGGCTCTGTGTGACAGTCCTTCTTCTGAAAGACTGACCACTCTTTGCTTAACTTCATCTTCACTAAGGTTCAACCCCCACCTCCATTCAATTCTTTTTCCACCAACTCAGACCAATGAGCAGCACCATTGTAGTGGTAAGTGTGAAAATTAATACTTCCATCTGCATTCCTATTTACCTCAGCAAACACAGGGAAGTCCGTCTCCCCCTCCACTTCCCACTTCACCCGATAAGGAATCCCATTCACAACAGCATAGTTACCACTGCAAAGAAGGGTATCCAACTCATCTTCTGTAACCATATCTAAATCCCAAGGAACAGGAAATAAGATTCCCTTGTTACGCTCCATCTCACTCATTCTCTTCCTCCTGACCGCTCTCTGAAATACTTCCTATAGCATTCTCTTCGCATACTTGCTGTCCTGATCTCATCTTCCGTAAAGCCAAGAGATAACAATTCCTTCTTCTGATTTTCCGCTGATTGTTTAGTTTTTTGAATACTCTTCTTCTCACAAATAGCTTCCTCGTAGGTGATCCCTTGTTTGTCCGAATAAGATAGCGCAGAGTTGCATTCTTTACAGACAAGCCTCAAGTCGTCTTCTGTGACATACAGAAGTCTTTCAACAAATCCTTGTATATCCTCTGTCTTATTAAGCTGTCCTGCTGGAACAATGTGGTCCACTTGAATGTCTTTGATTACAAATGTCCCTTTACACATAGCGCAATCAGCTCCCCACACTGTAGCCTTCTTTCCTTTGGGATTGGGGTTAGGAATTTGATATCTTTTATTCTTCAGGAGTATCAGTTTAGTAGGATGTGTAGACCATGCCTTACGAAGGCAGCCTCTCAAGAAGTTAAAGAATGCTGTAGAGTTTTTCCAAGGGGTGTTCTCACCCCAAGGCTCTTTCCTGTTTGAGGACATTATTGACCTCCCTTAAACCCCCAATCTTGAGGAGACAGGGAGTCTTTTAGAGAGCTTCCATAAGACTCTTCAAGAGGAAATTCCTCAATATTGATGTAATTCTCAGGACTGAAAGACACTACAGTTTTACCAAAGAATTTGTTATTAATAGTGATGTCAAGTTCGTTGGCATACCCCTGTTGGGCATAGAATTTGACAAATGTTTCTACAAGAGAAACTGCATCAATATCTTCGTTCTCAAGAGAGAGGGTGGATGTGGTATTGTCATAACGGTCTTTCAAAGACATTGTAACTACGCTTTTAGTCATATTGTTTCTCCTATTGCTTTATTTTGAAGTAAATGAGTGGAAAGAATACCAGGGAGGCAACGTATGTTTTCCAAGTATAGGGAATCATAAGTGTTGGGAACAAAGTGTTCAAGCTCCAGATTAATATAAATGGTGAGAAGATTACTGCCAATGTAATTCCCACCAAGAACAACGATAAGGTTAATGTTTTCATAAGCTCTAAGGCTAATGTTTTCATAAGTTCTCCTTAGTATTTAATTCCGAGATTGTTTAGGGGTTCTGTAATATGGACACTATCTCCTTCCCATCTAAGCATCCGAGCCATAGTCCACATCTCGTTTAGAACATAAAGCCAATCAATTTCCAATTCTTCTCCCCTCCATCCTGTTACAATTCTAGGCTCAGGATAAAGATGTTTGAATATCCCCACCACCACCTCGAAGGCTTCCTTATCTGTGGTGCAGTCCTTCAAAGA